TTCTCGAGCTTGAGTTTGCTGAAAAGCTCAAGTCCGACACTGAATTTGCTGCTAAGCTCAAGGAAGCCAAGACTCCAGAGGCTCTCGCCTCTCTGCGTGAGTCCATCCAACCTTCTAAGAAGGTTGCAGCTCCTAAGGCTGCGGCGGTTGAAGCCCCTGCTGCTTCAACACCAACTGTCCCTGCGACGAATGAGTCTAAGGAGAATGTTGAAACCAAGGCCGCTATCACTGAGGCCAAGGTTGAGACTTCAACCCCAGTCACTGAGTCAAAGGACACGGGCAAGCTCGGCACTATCGTTGTGCCGGTTGGCAATCCCCGTAACATTAGTGAGAGTATTGCCATTGCCCGTCGTCTCTCGACTTCGGGTTCACAACAATAACACAAAGTAACATCATATGGTCATCATTGCACCTAGCGGCCGCCCTGAGCTGGCCACAGAAGGCGGTGGCGTAACACGCTTCACCGAAATCTATGAGTGGGGCAAGCGCCTCGCGGACACTGACGTCGGAGTAGCAGAGGGGTCTGATCGTGGACTCTGGGAAGCTCTCGGATGGAAGCAGTTCGTGTCGCACATGCCGGAGTACAAGCGGCCCATCGCCGCTATCATGCTCGAAAACTGCCGTCGTAAGTTCGGTCGCCTCGATGAGGTGACGAGAACTTCCAACCTCGGCACTTTCGACAAGTGGATCTTCCCAGTCATCTCCAACATGGCTGAGAACGATGTCATTGACCAGCTCGTCGCCCTCCAGCCTATGGCTGGTCCGGTGTCGCAGATCGTCTACCTCGACATCATCACTGGTCGTCGTAAGGGTCAGACTCCTAAGGGTGCTCCGATGTGGCGCGCTCTTGGTGGTGCTGTTGACCGTGACGACGATGGTTCCGAACTCGTTTCCAACGAGACCGGTGCCCTCTCTGGTGGTGCTGCTACCCTCGAGTGGACTCCAATTCGTCCTGGTACCCTCCAGCTGACGATCGGCAGCGACACGACCACGGATGACGGCAACGGCGCTTTCATTGCTTCTGGTTCCATCTCTGGTGGCACTGTGAACTATGTCAGCGGCGCTATCACTGTCACTGGTGTTTCCGCCAGCTCTTCGTACACGATCACCTACCAGTTCAACTCGGAAGGTAATCAGTCGATCATGGACTACGAGGTCAAGATCAGCTCCACCCCTGTCACTGCGCAGGTGATGAAGCTGAAGGCCGTGTGGTCCGAGGAAGCTGATCAGAACCTCTCCGCGATGTACAACATCCGCGCTGAGTCGATTCTGCTCAACGCCATCACCAACGCGCTTCAGTATCAGAAGCATCGTCAGGTCATCTTCGACCTGCGTGCCCGTGCTGACGCTGGTTTCGTTACCTGGGATGCTACGCCTCCCTCGAACGTCAACTACCAGACCCACAAGTACTCGTTCATTGATGCTATGGAGACTGCCTCCAACTTCATCTTTGGTTCGACGAACATGGTTGCTGGTAACTGGGCGCTGCTCGGCCTCCAGGCCGCCACCGTTGTTGCCACGCTGCCACACTTCGTGCCGCGTAACAACCGCGTTGAGATGCAGGGCATCACCTACATCGGTGACCTGGGTAACAAGAAGATCTTCGCTGATCCTCACTATCCGACCAACGAGTTCCTCGTTGGCCACAAGGGTGACCAGTTCCTCCGTACCGGCTACGTCCTGGCTGAGTACCAGAAGCTGTACACCACCCCAGACATCATGCTGCCTGACTTCCTCCATCAACGGGGCTTCGCGACCAGCTTCGCGAAGAAGATGATCAACTCGAAGTTCTACGCCCGTGGCATTGTGCAAAATGCTCCGAGCTCCTTCGGTCCAGTCATCGGCTAAGCTAGCTGATTAAGCAAAACCCACCTGGAGAAATCCAGGTGGGTTTTTTCATGCACGAATGACTTTGCTAGCTTTGATTGCATAGTCGACAGTTCCGTCTTTCCGTTTGTAAGAAACCACATGTCCAAGCACGTAGACTTTGTTGCCTCCAATAAGAGGTTCAGCCACAGCCCACTTCTTGGTGTACTCGACCCACACATGGTCCGCTAAAACCATCTTCTTGCCAAACAACTTTATCTCATTCAGCACCAAGCTTTTAGTTGAAGTGCCAATAAAACCTCTGTGACCAATCTTGGCCGAAAACAAGATTTTGCCATGGTAACCACAAAGCTTTGACAACAATCGAATGCTGTTTTTCTCGCAGAAATCTTTGAAATTTACAGGGTTGTCCAACAGCACAACTTGGAAATCTTTACAGGCTTGGAAATAGTCCAGAATGGTCGTTCCATTCAAGTAGTTTTTAACCTGGAAAAACTGTTCGTCAAAATCCAGGAAGCGTAGCCAGTTCACCCTGTGATATTTTTCAAGGAAGTCCAACGGATCAGACTTAATCCAAGGGAGCCAATCTACACCTCTGACAATAGCGATTTCCATCTTCTTGAGTGGTGTCACCCAACGATTTTTGAGGCACAGACTAAATCTGTCCTTCTTCTTTACTTCAATCTGGTGAATCGATGTCACCAAGTTATGTCCATATGAGAAATTCATATGCTACTGAGTGTACAGACCCAACCCAAGGTTGTAAACATTTTTCGTGGAAACCATCAAGAAGAAAGTCAAGACCAAGAAGTTGGTTGAGTGTGGTGATCTCAACCAGATGACTGAGCATGCATGGGATGTGGTGCACACTCACTGCTCAAGGGAGTTCTATGACTCCTGGGAGTCCATAGCCCAGGCGTCTGTTGACGTGATCTCTGAGGAGTTTTTCTTCAGAAACTATCTGTGGTGTGTCTACGTCAGCGGCTTCTCGGCCAAAGCTGTCACAGCCAACTATGACAAGCTTTTGACTGCTCACAACCTGCTCGATAAGCATGGAAAGTTTGTGCCGTCTGAGAAAGCCAGTCCACCTGACAAGGACGAAGTCTTCAAGATTTGGCGCAACCACGCCAAGTTCGATGCTATTTTCAAAACTAGAAATCAAGTCAGAGAAGGCTGGTATCCTTTCAGAAAACAATATCTGGACGCTCGAGATCCACTGGCCATACAAAACATCGCCTTTATGGGCCCGGCACTTTCTATGCATCTTGCACGCAATCTGGGAGCAGTCCAGCTTGTCAAGCCAGACGTGCACTTGGTCCGATTGGCCAAGAATTTTGGATTTTATACAGCCCGTGATCTTTGCCTGTCTGCCAGGGAATCGTGTCCTCGCATGTCCCAATGGCCACTGGGCAAGGTAGATTTGCTGCTCTGGTATGCTGCTGCGACGATACGTAGTTAGTGTGTGACGACAGCAGCTGCTCAAGCACAAGCACTGGCCAATGGCTTGGCCCAATCAAGTAAGTCGATAGCTGATAGTACAAAGGTTACTAGTCAGTACTTCGACTCATTTGTCAAACGCATCAGGGAGGCTGACGCGGTATTCAACGGTGGTGAGATGTCCAAGACGCTAAAGGCTCTTGGTGGCAATGCTAGAACCACTCAAGAATCCAGTCAGGCTGTTTCTCGTCTTGCCAATGAGTATCGTCAGTTGCAAGCCTCTGTGACAGGTGATTTGAGAACAGCCATCACGGAGATAAACAGAGCCCTGGTTGATGCGACAAACAAGGGCGTACCACTCAGGCTGGCCCAAATCAATGATGAGCTGACTCGGCTAAATGAAATAGCTGGTCAGTCAGGTCTTTCTGCTGCAGTATCTCAGTCTCTCAAGCTGAAGAATCAGATCACTGCCGCACTCACTGACACTAGTGACACGGCTGGCCAGAGGATCAAGAATATCTCGGCTAGCACGCTCAAGAATTTTGAGAACTACCAGTCTGGCCTTAGTCTGCTGGGCGTTACGATCAGCAGTGAGGCCCAAGCCCTTGCTAATGACATTAAGAATCTGTCTGATGCAATCAAGACGACTCAGTCAGGTGACGTTGAAAACCTGCGTCAGATGGTGCTCAGTCTTAGCAATCTTCAGGAGAGCTTCCATGCTGAGATGGACAAGAGCAAGACAGTGGTCACTCAGTTCACCAGTCAAGCTGATTTGGTTGCAGCCAGTCTAGAGAGAATCAGGGACTCTGATCCGAGTGGTGCACTGACCTCCACCATCTCTTCCTTTGAAGATTTGGTACAAAGGGCTCGTGACAGCTCAAGGCAGCTTATAGGCAATGTGGCTGAGGATCGTTTCAAGCAGTTGCGTGACATCAGCTTCAAGCTGGTTGATGAGATCAGGAACTCTCTGTTTGGAGAACTTCTAGCCCTTGTAAAGACTCAGCTTGACGCCTTTCAAAAAGGATTTGAAAGCTTTGCAAGTAATGTTGGAACTCGCAGCATACTTTTTGCTCAGGGTTTGAAAGCGGCCTTTCAAGGTGGTGGAACAGTGGCTACCACTGTTGAGGCCATGGCTGCTCTTGGCCGTCTTAACTTCAAGGCTGGAACGGACGAGTTGACACAGTCAGCCTCCATGGCTGTAAAGATGGCTGAAGCCTTGGGTATCTCTGGTGACAACGCTGCCCACATTGTTTTCTATAGCAAGCAGGCTGGAATCAATCTTACGACGATGGGCGATACTCTCGCCACGATTCGTGAGAATACCAGGTTGACAGCCGATGAGTTTGGCCGTTTCACTAGGGATTTGGGCGAGGCTTTGATGATCATGGGCAACATCAGCAACTATGCTGAAGTGATCAAGAGCACACTGAGGATTGATGATGCCCTTCGTCAGTTCACTGGCATGTCTGGTGACTACGTCAATTTCTTCAAGCAGATTTCCACATCTAGTGGTGGAATGCAGATGGCCATGGCCTTGGGAATGAATCCTGAGAATCTTGGAAGTCAAGCCGAACAACAACGATTTATTGCTAGCCTTGGTGAGTACGTGGATAAGCTGACTAAAAATCAGCCTCTGTTGCAGCAGATAGCTGTGCTTGAGGACTTGTCCGTGCAGACAGGTCTCTCTGTGGCGTCACTACGCAATCTGTCCAAAGCTGCCGCTGAGCTGAATTCTCGAACAGAGGACACCATTACGTTGGATCAACGTTACTCCAACGAGGTGGCCAACCTTGGCAAGTCTATCTCATCCATCTCTGAAAGCCTTCAGAAACTACTGGCTGCTGGCATGTGGCCATTTGTCTCAGCTCTGTCCTATGCGGCTAAGGGTGTGGCTTGGTTGCTTGACTACATTCGTCAGATTCCAGGCGTGTTTGAAACCTTGGCGTTTGTGGGTGGTGTGGTAGCCGTGGGAGCTATAGGCTTACTAGTCAACAGCATTCGTCAACTGGCCATCTGGGCTCCAGTCGCCATGGCTGGTGTCAGAGCTCTGAATGCTCAGTTGATGGGAACAACTGTGGGCACTGCAGTTTCAGGAGCCATGGCCGCTGGTGGCCTTGGTGTTGGAGCCACTGGTGCTTCGACTGGCATTGGAGCCATGTTTATGAATTTCTTGATTAACCCACTTAAAGTTATTTTCGTGCCAATTGCTAAAGGCCTTGCAGCGCTTCTGTCTCCGTTGGGCATAGCTGTTGTCGCACTGACAGCCTTAGCAGCCTATTTTGTAAAGAAAGACGTCGACCTAATCCGCGAAATAAGAGACATCAACAAGTCAAATGACAATGCCAGGGCAGTTAATGCTGAGCAAATTAGAAGTGATCTAATTCGTCGCTCATCACAAGTTCGTGGGGCATCAATCAGTACCGACGAGGACTTGACTGAGGCTGAACGCCTAAAGACACTTTCTGTCGTTAGCTCAGGTGGAAATACGACAAATTTTGGGGATTTGCTCGCTAATCGTGAAAAAATGATTGCGGGGATGATGAGAGGCGAGGGCGGTACTCAAGCGATTTCTGATGTTCAGGCCGCTCAGTTCAAAAATGAGTTAGCCCAAAGAGATGTCATCTATCTTAGAAATGCCATAGCCGCTCAACAAAATCAGCTTGTAACCGAGAATCGTCCTATCAACAGAGACGAAGCTCAACAACTCGCTCTGATGACAGACATGGTAAAATACTTGGAACGCCAGGTGAACATAACTCAGAGTCAGTCGGATGATGCTAAGAAGCGTCAAGATGAGGAAGACCAGTACCAGCAATTGATCAGAGTAAAATCAATGGGAGCTGGAGCCTACTGAAATAGAAACATTTTATGCCTGCACAATACCCAATAAGCCAAAAACAAGGCTACATCAGTCCCCCGGTTAATACTAGCCGGCCACTGGATCGCCGACCCTCTGTGTTGGGAAGGCTTGTGTCTTTGGGCTCAACTTACAATGGTGTGGCTGACTACTTGTCTAGCAACAGAAGCAACGAAGCTTCGTCTTCGACAGTTATCAATTTCCCGTCTATGCCAGAGGTAGTTGAGCTTGCCAGACAGGCTGACTATCGACAGACGTCTGCTCCTTACACTCCAGATGGTGTCCATCTGTACAAAAAGACAGACCCACTCAAGATACCCATCTCATTTTCTCTGCACTACCAGGACCCTTTCTGCAGTAAAGGTGGACTGTCACTCTTGATCATGGCAGCCAAGCTGCACTCATTGTTGTTGCCTATAAACAACAGTGCAGATCGTTCCAACATATCAGTTACCGTTGGAAATTATTACGGGTCAGCTGCTTCTGGAGCCACTGGATCAGGCAAAGCTCCAAACCCTTCCAAGGATGCTTCAACTAATGGAACTCCAGCCTCTGTGGGCCAAGAGGAATCCATTGCTTTTAATAATAACACAGGCCAAGCCACAACTGTGTTTCCTCCAGCCTGTTTGTTGGACCTAATCTCAGTTGGCGATCGTAATGGAGCCCCAGGCATACGTTGCTACGGCTATGTCTCTGGCGTCAATGTAAAGCTTAAGGGCCCATGGATGAGAGGAGCCACGGAGTATGGGCCAAATGGAATCAGAAATGTGCCCACATCAGCTGAGTTTTCCTTTACGTTTGTGCATGCTCCAGGATTCTCAAACTACTTTGGTGGTGCTGCTACTTCTCCATTCCAGCTCAGTGGCTTGAGTGCCTTTGCTCAGGATGTGCTTGGAAATCTCTACAACACTGTACCTCTGACCGAAGGTCAGGCTCAACCAAACAGGTACGTTGGCATTGGTGAGAATCCAAATAATCTGAACCAAAACACCGTGGCCAACCAGGGAATTTAGACCCAAGAGAAGGTGGTGACACCTTCCTTGCTCTTGGTGGCTCTCAGCACATGATCAGCATAGGCTGAGACTTCAGGGTGGTGGTCAACCACGAAGATAAGTATGCCCAATCTCTGAGCTGTTTCCTTGAGATAGGCCAGAATGCACTTGCGTACTTTTGGATCCTGTGAGTTGACGACCTCGTCATACCATCGGAAACCAATACGTGATGACACACGACCAACCTCAGTGATTGTCTCTGCAACAATGAGGTTGGTCAGGCCACTCTCACCTTTTGAATTGCCAGCCACTCTGGAAGCACCTCTGGAATTCTTCACCCTTATGTTCAGGCAGTTTTTGTCAGCTCCATTGGTCAACTCTCTAGTTGTCTCATAAGTGATGCCCAGGGTACCTCCAGACATTCTGTGGGATAGAGCCATTGAAACTTGATTCAGTGGATCGACAGACCTTGACAGCACCATGTTTGGAATGCCGGATGAGTTGAAAGCACCTGACCAATACTCAACCACTTTGCAAAGCTGCTGGTTCTCTTCCAATTCAGATTGGACACTGGCCAGTTTTCCTTCATATTCGACCAGACTAACTTGCTTGGAGTCCAAGACTCCTTGAGCCTTGACCACTCCAGAATTGGAAGGGCCTTTACTCAACAGGGCCACTTGTACGGTGAGGGCTGTGCACTCAGTTGCAGCTTTGGCATCCAACCGGTCTAAAGTGTCCAACTCAGTTGAGAATCCTCTGACTTGGTCTTTGACATTCAGCTGACGCTGTTTCTTCTGGTGTTCGTCAATCTCATCTTGCTTGGCGTCTTCTCTGGTAGTAATTTCGTCAATCTGGGCTCTGATGCCACTGAGCTTTTCTAAGACCTGGGTGACCTTGTTTGTGGCCTTTTCAATGTCACTGTCAGATGGTCCTTTGTCCCATGGCTTCTTACACGTGGGACACTCCTTGGGCTTAAGCTTCAGGCTTTTAAGGTCCAAATCACTTCTGTAGTGCTCACTGCTGATTTGATTTTCCAGCTGTGATAGTGGCTTTTTCTCCTGTGAGATGGCAGCTTTCTCGTTTCGTAAGCGCATCTCAACGATCTCCAGAGCCTTGTTTTGCTCAGCCAGTTCATCCTCAACTTTCTTGATCTTGGCCTTGATGTCTTTGCGTTTGTTGGCCCTTTCCTTAATCTGGTCTTGAATCACTCCAAGCTTCTGCTGGGTTTCAGCCAGTTGCTGGGCCATGGTCTCCTTCTGAGATTCAAAAGCCAGATTCTCTCGGTCTAGGACTTCACTTGCCTTGATGATACTTTGCTTGGTTGTATCAATGAGCTCTAAGAGGGTTTCTTTCGATGATGACTTGGCTGCAACATCACTCTTCAACTCAGTCAAGGTCTTTTTGGCTTTGTCATAGTATGACGACCATGATGGCTGTCCCAATGCAGACATCATCAGCTCAACGGCCTCAGTTTGGGATAGTGAGCTAAAATCCAGTTGGTCGCCATCCACATAGACAGACCACATGGCCACTTCTGGAGTTATTCCAAGAGTTTGTCCCAGTTCATTTCTAGTCAGGTTTACATGGGATCTGGCAATGGCTGAACCATCTAAAGTGAACCTAAGACCCTCACCTGTTTTTGATAGTTCCTTGTACTTGTAGCCCATCTCAATGGCCAAGTCTTTGCCACCAAAACTGCCTTCAACCTTGACAAGCGTGTTGCCTTTCTCATTGGTGCTGTAGTGACCCAATGAAGCATATCGTCCTCGAATACCACACACTGCCATGCTGAGTGCTTCACCAAGGCTAGTTTTTCCAGAGCCAATGGACTCAAACTGGGATGACTCATCAACGCCTGAGACAAAAACCAGGCCATGGCTTGGAAACTCTATCTCCTGCTCACGGACTGTCATCCAGTTTTTAAGGTAGATTTTCCGAAGCTTGAACTGTGACATCGTAGTTAGTATAATGTTTTGTAGAACACCATTGATGGAGTCAGTGCCCTACGGAACTGTCTTTTTGACGTCTAGTCAACAATACATTGAGGGCGGCAGCTTTTATGCGCCAATGGACATTGACAAAGCCACGGAGGCCTTTGTGGATGATCTCAACACGGGCGCTGTGGCCATCACTCATAAGCCTGATGTTTTGGTGGATGAGCTAGTAAAATCTCATGGCTTGGTGATTGTGAACAAGAGCTCATCACTGGCTCGCATGAGCCCTAAGAGTGATGTTGTCAAACTGAGTGGAACTGACTATTGGTATGAGATCAATGGTGTTGATGGTGATTTTACCTTTGAACAAGTAAAGTCTTACATCACTCGTGGTCTAGTCAAGCCTCAAACCTTGATAAAGGTTTTGGACGCTGATTACAAGGAGCTTACTGATTACACTCCGGCCAACAAAATATCGTCACTGCAAAAGCTTTTCACCACAGCCACTGAGCCTCCCTCTGAGATTACTGACAACAAACCGGCTATCACCATTGTGGCTAAATCGCCACAGAGTGTGATGAGAGTTCGTTCCAGTATCGAGTCTTATTTTGACGTTGAACCTCAAGATATGGTGATGTATTGCCAGAATCTTAAACAGGCCATCGATGGTAAAGGCGTGGTAAAACCATTTCAAAACATTGAAAAACAGCCTAAAAGAGCATAATCACCGGCCTGGAAAGTGTCTCTGTGAGGCTTTGAGCTTTTCACAGCTCTTCAATCTTTCTGAGCCAAAGAGAATTGTACGGTCAAACACCGTCAAGGGCCCTCCACTGGAGATCAAGGCCTTTGACGATGCCCAGTACCACATTTTCAATTTTAAGTCAAACCCATCCACAACGGGTTTGCGCCATCATGGATACATAAAGTTTAATCGTCCCAAGAAGAGTCAAGCTCTTACAGAGATACCTTGCTTGGTTGACTGTACATGTCAAGACTACCGCTATCGTTGGGCTTGGACCAATAAGCAAAGAGGAGCCAGTAAAGTTGGAGCTGGTTCAATGAACCAAGCACAAAATAGGGCTCCTAGAATTACAAACCCCACCAACCGACCAGGTCTTTGTAAGCACATACTTGCGCTTAAAAATTACCTTCAAGGTGTTATGTGGGACTTGCCACTTACTGGAATAAAGACACCGGATGGTGTGCTTTCCAGCTTGGTGTCATATGCCAATAACAGGTGGACCAATCTGCCACAACAGATGTCCGCGGCTAGAGCTCGTGATGCTCGTTTTGCTGCGGCCAAAGCAGCTTCAAGGGCGGGTCAACCTCAGCCCAATCCTGCCGAGCTGCCCGAAATACCCGCCACAGAGGAGCCCGAGGCCTCTGAGTTGCCACAACCGCCTGAAGTTGAACAGCCTGAGATGCCTGAAAATGTTGAACAGGCTCAAAAAATTAAGCCACCCGCCATCAATCTTAAACCCGAAAAGAACAAGCCCAACGAGTCTATGAATCCAATAGCGGTAGATAGTTTGTGCAATATGAGACCTCTAACTGAAGAGCTTTCAATCATTCGTCAGCTAATCGAGGATGCTGAGACGCAAACCCCTCCCACAGAGGGTGAAGCTGCTCATTCTAATGCGTTGGACTTGCTGAAGAGCATTGACAATGGCATCAAAGCCTTGAGCACCAGTATCCAAGCCCTTACGGCTGAGATGAAGCCCAAGGAAGAGGCCACTGAGGAGGTAGCAGCCGCTGAAGATGAGGCTGGTGCTGCAGAAGAGGCCAACGCTGTGGGCAACGAGGCCAATGATGTTGCCAACCTTGAACAGGAACTCCAGAAGCTTGGAGTGCCACAACAATAATTCCAAATGAATCCTGGAGAATATCCTCAACCACTGGCCCGTGTAGCTCCGCTGAATTTCACAGCGGTCAATGGCTATACCACGCTGCGTCTTCGCAACCTGGCTATCGACAATCTGGCTCCTGAGGCTGTTAAGTCCAGACTGATTTTCCAGAATGTGGGTGACCAGACTGTTACTCTGCAGCTCAAAGGTGTGGACAACGCCTACGTCTCGAGTGGCACACGTACCAACGTTGGATCACCTGTAACTCTTGTTGCTTCAGGCTTCAAGTCACTAGACTTTACGCCCACACAAACTGTGCTTGAGGTTGCTTGTACTTCTGGCACTAGCACAGTTCGTGCTCAGATGGAAGCCTTGATCAACTGGGAAATCATGGCTAGCGTTAACATCAATCAGACGGGTGGGGTCAACCAACTCTATCCTCCTTCATTTGATATCAGCGCTGATCAGCTTCCTTGGAGCTCTCTGTGAGAGACGATATCCACAAGTTGAATCTCCCTGCTGATGCTAAGCGGTATGCTCGTCGCAGTGGACTGAAACAGATGGGCCCAGCTGGTGTCAATCTGTTTTTGAAAGTCAACAAGCAGATCGTCAATCCCACTAATGATGGGATCATGAAGTCAAACGACGTATCAGCTAGCACATCGGGTAAGCGTGGTCCTGTTCAACACCCAGGTCTTGCTGGTTCATCAATGCCAAAAGGTGGAAGAGGCCCAAGACCCAATGTGACTAGTCGCATCCTGGGTCAAAAATGATTGAAAAGGGCCAGCTACAGGTTGACGGCACATTCCAAGTTCAGATAGGCCTCAAGCTACCATATGGTGGTGGTGGGTACCAGACTGTTCCAGACCTGGTTCATGAGAAATCTGATATCACGTCGGCTATCAATCAGCCGACACGCCATATCCACCAGTTCTCCACAGTCAACCTGGACGTCGTTGATCTTCTTACCAAAAACTCGGTACTTCAAAACACACCAGAAGTCAACGTGCGCATTGGTGTAACGCAGGGCCAGGGAATTTTCTGGTTTCCGTGGCAACATCACATCCTTCTATTTACTGATATTGTTCCTTTGGGCAAGGGTTACTCCGTAAGCTTTGTAACGGCTGACTTTTTGGAAGCAGCTAAGCGGCAGTATGTAACAAAATACTACACAGGCACTATATCCTCGATGGTTGAGACGATAGCTCACTTAAATGGACTTAACCATGTAGTCGAACCAACTGAAGGCAACTGGTCTTTCATTCAAAGTGCCCAGACGGATGCAGATTTTTTGGCCAAGTTGGCCTTTCGTTCTGTCAACAAGTTTGGTCGTGGCGGCTTTAGGTTTTTCGTCCTTGACAACGTGCTTCACTTTCATAGCTTAGACTATGCTGCCACAATTCGCAATGCAAATGTTTTTAGCCTATCTGGTACTAAAGTAGTACTTTCTAGTCGAGTGCAGGACGCAGTGGATGAAGGTGCTCCTGGAGTAAATGTCTTGGGAATTGATCCGTACGAGGGTGCTACATACTCCATAAAGTCTGACCCAACAAAAGTTGTCAACCATGGAAACCAGGCACCGGATCTTACACAGCTAAACCCAACTCTGATGGCTTTTCACCCATCAGCTAATCGTGTCGAAGAACTCAAGGCCATAGCTCAAAGTAAGTATGATTTTGCCAGAGCTGATCTTATGAATTGTACCTTGACAGTCGAGAAAGGTTACCCGATTCAAATCAACGACCTCATTCGCGTAACTCTTAACTCAGCATCAGCCCAGCAATCACCTTGGGGAGGCCTATACACAGTTGTTGCTGTTTCTCACGTCATAACAAAAGGCACATCTACGTCCACTATAAAACTTCAACGTGGAGAATTCTTGGTGTCTAACCTGGCCAAGTCTAATGCCGATGGTGCTATAAACACTTCGGACTATGTCGCCAAAGGCCAGCCTATTGATCTTAATGACATTAGCACGTCGTTAACCACAAAAGGCCCTCCTGACTCCTTTACTGATGGTCGGTACGTGCGTACAATAATACCCACGTCTTAACCACCGATGTAGCACCCATTCTTATGGGTTTCACGGACGAATGTCTGGGCTTTACTTGAGTTACGCCAAGCTTCAACAATGCCATCATTGGTCACCTCATAGGCCACACCCTCTTGCAGCTCGAGTGTGGTCATGTTGTGGATGTGATTTTTAGGAAAGTGGTGAGACCGTGATGCGACCAGAACTGCGGTCGTCAGTGTTCCGCAGTCTCCAACCACCATTCCCTGTGCAACCATCAAGCTTTGTTGGTGCCTGTACACGAACATCTTCCACTGGCCATTGATTTTTTCAAACCAAGCCAGACCAACAGATCCCCAAGCAGGTGCGATATTACGTGCGTGGATGAGAGGTCCAAGACACTGAGAATCCACAATTGCATCAGACTTGATTTGACGATAGTTGCTGATCACTCCATTATGCACAAAATGCGCACCACCATCTGAGAATGGGTGGGCATTCTCATCACAGATACGTCCATGAGTTGCATAGCGTGTGTGACCAATCCCCATGGAGTGGGTCGACTGACGATCAAGCCTGTGGTTGTGGTTTCTCAAGGCTTGAGAAGCTGTGATAGCTTTCTTCCAGAGATCAAGCGTAGGCTCACCTCCACCTTTGTATTTTCCCACGTCATCAATGGTCATGAGACCGGTGGACATGGGGCCTGAGGCCTCCGCGCGTCTAAAAAACTCACGGAGAAGTCCCTTGCCAATCTTACCTTTCCAGCCAATAATAGCGCACATATCGTGATGAGTATACTAGACCCAGGTATTTTGTAAACAATTTATTCTCGAATTGTTGATTTTTGCTCGATGATGGCTCTCTCAACGTCAAGGACCATGTGAGGACCGATCCGAACTCGTTTCAAAGTCCAGCCTTGATCAGCAGCATTCTTGTCCTTAGCGCCATCACGAATTCGGTGTCTCTTGTTTGAATGGTATCTCTTGGAGTCCAACTCAATGAGTAACCCTAACTTGGGTATGGCAAAGTCATAGATGAAGCTGCCCAGTTTGAATTCAGCATCAGCTTCCACACGGTTCTGCTGAAGCCACATTCTGACCTCCTTCTCAGGAGGAGTCTCGTTGTTTCTACGATGGAGTCTATCAACCCTTGGCTTTGAAAGACACTCAAAACATGTGAATACGTGGGTGTTGTACCTGTAACCTGGTCTATGCTGTCCAAGATTTTCTGCCTTTAATTTTTTACAACGGCAGCAGACATTCGGCATTCCTTTGTAAATCATATCTCGTCGACCATCGCGAAGATCTCTTCGATCAGAACCCAGACCTCATCAGAGACACGCACGTCATGCAACTCAAGGCTCTCAGAGCCTGAAAAACACTCACGCAGTTTTGTAAGATTCTCCACATTGCCAAACACCTTTTTAGCAAGGTCTCTTGGAACATCAACTCTGGTGCCTGCTTCACAGATTATGGAGATCTCAGACCCAGATGACAACTTAATTCCATCATCCGGGTCCAGATTTTCAGCTTCCTTGCGTAGTCTATTTAGTGAGAACATAGTTATGCTGTGAGATTCAATCAACGAAAAGAGTGGTTGTATGACCCTGAGGTTTTCAAACGGTATGACACTCAGACAGCCTTACGTATTCAGGCAGAATACGTAAGGAAGCATTCTCCACAACCGTTCCCGCGGTTCATGGAAGTGGACCGAAATAACTCTCAGATTGACACGTTGTGGCATGTTCCGTTGCCCGAAAGAACCGGCTTTTCAAGACAGATTGACATTCCGGCAATAAATTACTTTGAGAAGCCCAATTGGACACTGACTGCACAGGGTCTTGTGCCAAAGAGGAATGATCGTTTCTGGCTGGCCAACAACATCCTAAGGGAGGAGCACATAGACTATTTCCCTGAAAGAGGTGACATGGTCTTCTGGAATGGCTATCGCTATGCTGTAATCAACGTGGTGCTACCACCAGAGGCATTCTGGCAACAAACCAATGTGTGGTTGGGCATGTATGTGGAATGCTCTATCGTGCCAGAGGGTGACGCTAAGCCTTTGGTCAATGTTGCATATGTGCACCCAGTTGAGATGAGCCCAGCTGGCCAGTTGGCTCAACGGGAGGTTAGAAAAGGTCTATGATCGACATGGCCACCATTGCCAATGAAGCCTTATCAGACACTCTAAACTCGGCCACCTATTCCGAAAGAATGGCGATAGCTGAGTCATTATTCCAGGACTTTGTTGACAACACCAGAAAACTTCAATTGCCAGATCTGGACACCAGAGTAAACAATTTGAAGGAGCAGATGAAGGCTTTAGCATTGGACATCAAGTTCGACGTAAAAGTCCAAGACTCATCTGTTGTTATTACTGCACAGGGCTTTTCAGACGAAACCTTGTCACGACTTACCCGTGGCACAGACTGGTTTGAAGGCCGGGATATCGGGAACGATATTCTAAAATCGATGTCTCGTACTAGTAGTTAAATCGCAACATGAATGCCAAGCAAATCCTAGAAAAGGCCCTTGAAAAGGTCGACCTTAAGAAGCCAACAACCATTGTTGAGGCTGCTAACACAGCTCTTGGCCTTAACAATGTTAAGGTTGGTGGTGACGTAGCGATCATTGATGATCCCACGTTCCCAACTGCGGGTCTAAAGGGCAAAGTCAAGAAGATCGACACTGAAAGTGGTTTGGCCACCGTGCAATTGCACAATGGTGACGAAGTCCCACTCCAAGTCAATCAACTTATCGCTCTTTAAGGTGAATTCCGTTCGACGTATACTTGGTGAGTTTACCGGCACTGGTTCCATGGGCGCTGTTGAAGTCGTCCCAGTGATGGTGAACCCAGCTCCGTCTACTCACCAACAACCACGTCGAAAGGTGCTACCTCACTTGAGACGTAAGCGCAAGCCGGTGTCTGAAACTGTCACAGCTGACGTGGCTCCAGTGCTGGTAAATCCAGCACCAGAGATCATGGCCAAGCTGAGAGACAGAGTGAATCAGGTTGAAAAGAAGAGATCGGCCATCGAGTCAATTCTGGGTGAAGCCGAAGAGAAGAGTCTGATACCTGATGATGCAGACAAGCTTCTGACCACCAAGGAAGTTGAAGACGCTAAGAAAGTTGCGTCGAATACTGTCAGCTTGGACAAGGAAGACTTGCTGCAACCTTCACTGGCACTTGTGGCTCCTGACACCACTCCTAATGCCACAAAGGAGTTGGATCCATCGTTGGTTCCCAACCGTGATCCTGCGCTGTCAACAATACTGGGTGAGAAACCAGCCGCTGGCCCGACTAACACGGTCAGGACAGAGTCAGTCAAGAAGGTTGAGACTCCAAAAATACAGGAATCTAAGATCAATGATTCCAAGAGTGTTGAGGAGAGCTTGCCATCTTTTGAAATGCCTCGTCCTCCAGGCGAGTTCCTTCGATCTATCGGAGACATCACTGGTGAAGGTCGTGAGGAGAAGCCCAAAGTTGAGCTAGTTGTGGGCAACTCATCCAACCCAGTTGGAGCTACAGTTTCTGAGGGAATGTTGGGCGCCTCAGAGATGCCCACGCCTAAAGAAGCCAACATCGATCGCACGATGGATGCATTCCGAAGATTTCATCGAGTTAAAGGACAAAAGTAATTAGAACAGAATTTATGGCTACCTCACCTACGACCTTCCCGGGGTTCTACGCCTCAGTAATCGACAAGAGCTTCGCTCCTGTCACTCTCAGTCGTTTTCGTGGCGGACTTACCGGCATCGCTAACAAGGGACCGTTCAGCACACCAACTCTTGTAAATTCACTCACTGAGTTTGCCAATAAGTTCGGTGATTCTAACATCACCAACGATTCAGGTTGGGCCGGTCAGTTGGCCGTGACTGCTGCATCAGTCGCTGATTACAGCGGCAGCAGCTTGATCGTCCGCATCGGACACCAGTATGAGTCGACGGCTACTCTCTCCAGTGGAGCTTCCCTGGGAGCCACAGTTCTTACGGTGACGAATGCCAATCACTTCACTGTGGGCGATTACGTTCGTATCATCGATGCAACTGGCGAAGTTGAGACGACCTCGAATGCTCTCGTCAGCAGTGTTGGTGTTAGCACCATTACTCTTGACGATGCTCTCGACTACGCTTACGCCAATGGTTCCACAGTTTATCGCAGCACCCAATCTGGTGCTGCTACCTCAGCTGAGGCGTTTCTGTCAGCCTTCACTTTCGTAACCAACGAGGTTGGCTCTGCTGGTAGTGCCACAGTCGCTGGAACCAAGGGTGACTTTACCTTTGAGTGCACTGACAATCTGGGCAAGATCCAGATCAGCAGCATTGCGGCTGTATCCGGCACGGTCACAGTCAATACTTCGTCTGCTCACGATTACACCACCGGTGATCAGATTAAGATCGAGAATGTTACCTCCACTGCCGGCAATTTCAACGGCACTTACACCCTGTTGTCTGCCTCTGGTAGCACTTTCACTTACACAGCCCTGACCTCCTTCACTGGCTCTGGTTCAGCTGCTAGTGGCATCATGACTGCCGCGGCTCTATCTGCTGGTGATCTAATCAAGATCAGCACATCAGCTGATCCAGCTGTTAGCCTGGCGACTGACACCAGCGAGGTGCTTGTTAAGTCTGTGGTGCCAAACAACACCACTGGCGGTTGCACTATCACGCTGTACCCTTCAGGTGTAACTTCACTGGGATATCAAGCTCTGCCTCTCCAAGCCACTTACACTGCGGCTTACATCTACAAGGTCAAGCGTGCTAATGGCCTTGACAGTGGTGGTGCTTTCAATACTTATCGTCTTCTCCACTTGTTCGCCTCATCTGAGGGAACCTGGGCGAACTCTGATTCAGCCACCAATTCAAACCTTGTGGCTAGCATTGCTCCTGGATCTGCCTCTGGTACCAAGAAGATGCTCGTCTTCTACAACACTGAGTTGGTCGAGACACTGGATAACCTGACCTTCGCTGATCCCACAGCTTCAACCTACCTCCCAACCTATGTCAACACTAACTCTGCCTACGTGCGAGTTGGTTATGACGACATTGCGGATGACTTCCTGGTGGTTGATGTGGCTCCTGCGAACACCCTCGATGGTTGGAACATTGCCAACCTCGGTGGTAAGACCAACGTTGCTAACTTCACTGGTGGTGACAACGGTGCCAACACTGAGAACTCTGACTGGATCGGCGATCTCAATCCAACGACTGACCTCTACACTGGGTTCCAGTCGTTCAGAAATGAGACTGACTACCAAGTCAATGTGTTGGCCATCCCTGGTGCGGTGGATTCAGACCTTCAGCAGAATCTCGTCCAAGTTGCTCGTGTTCTCAATGCGGTTGCAATTCTGGATGTGGCTGAGTCTGTGGTTCCTCGCCAGTACGCTGATTGGCGGAATGCCACCGGAACTTACGCTGGTCGTACCAAGATTGATGACTGGCACGGTGCGTTGTTTGCCAACTGGGTCGATATCATTGATCCTTACACCACTGAGACTCGGCGGGTTCCACCCTCTGTGGAGGTTATCCGCTGCATGGCTCGTACGTTCAACAACGACAAGCCTTGGTACGCTGCGGCTGGTGAGTATCGTGGTTTCTGCGATAACGCCCAGGGTCTTCAGTTCAGAACGATCAACTTCTCCTCTAAGACTCAGGCTTATGACAGCAATGTCAACCTGATTGTCAGCAACAATGGGCGTATCCAGGTCTACGGCGACCGTACTCTTCAGGTGGCTGACTCCAAGCTGATGGAGCTGCACGTGGCGATCCTGGTGAACTACATCGTTGCTAACATCGGTGCGGTTGCTCGCCAGTTTGTGTTCGACCCGAATGACAGCGTGCTTCTAGCTCAGCTGAACCAAGCCATTACCCAGTTCATGGACGGTGTCCAGAATGAACGTGGTGTGGATCAGTACAAGTTGACTGTCGATGGTTCGAACAACAACGATGAGACTCGTGCTCTTCGTGAGGTGATCATTGATTTGGGCATCGTGCCTACCAGCACGGCTGAACGGATCTTCCTGAACCTCACTGTGAACCGCAGTGGTGCTCAGTTGAACGCCTAAGACTTAAAATTTAATACCTTCTGTTATGGCCAAAATGAACACAAAAAACACCTGGGGTAGCATTGCTACTACCGGTGGTACTGGCATCGATCAACAGCGCGCTGATCTATTCAAGATCAGCCTGAACCTTCCTCCTTCCATCGGTGGCACTGGCACATGGGACGAGCAGGTTCAATTCGCTGTTGAGTCATTCCCCTTCCCTGACATGAAGGTGCAGGGGTTTGATACCAAGTACCTGAATCAGACCAACCACCAGATTGGTGCTGATGCGGCCAACAGTGAGATCGCTATCCCAGTGAGATATGCGTTCTCACAGCAGACTGCTCAGATCCTTTACAAGTGGATGTACCTCATCTCCAACCCAGTTACTGGCGGTGTGGGTCTTACATCGGCTGTAAAGTGCAACGGTGAGTTCCGCTGGCTGGTTCCAGACATGGCCAAGCAGATTGCCAATGCCAATGCATTGGGTGGCAGTGATGCCTCTGACGTCCTCAAGACGGGCTTGGTCTACAAGCTTGAAGGTTGTTTCATCACAGGCTTGAAGCCAACAGACGCTGACATGAAGACTGGCAACACTCCAGTCAATCTGGGTTTCACATTGATGGTTGACCGTTACTATCCAATTCAGCCAGGTAGCTTGATCGTTACTGTCTAATCTATCTTACACCAAAACGGCCCAGAGTGAAAGCTCTGGGCCGTTTTCATGTTTGCTACTAACTCAGTGGCAGTTCAGCAACTTGAAAACCTCAGTAGCTGAATTAAGGCTGATGGGCTCATTAAGCTTGACACTAATCAAGTCATCGATGCCATGCGTACCAACATCAATGGTGTCACCTTGAATCTTGATGGAAGTCAACCCACTAGGCCAGATGTAAGTGTCACTTCCATCCTTAGAAACTTTCAAGATGGCTGTGTAGGCGTCATCACATGTCTGACATGACACTTCAGACGAGATGTGAACAACGTTGTATCTCTTGGAGATGGAGTCCTCCAACTTGGACACAGATTTTTCCAGGTCTTTGCCAAAGTTGAAAGATGCATAGTGATCAGACGTGTGAATGTCTGCAGTCATCTTAGACTTATTGATGACAACACGTTTGATATCATCAGCATTGACTGCCAACGTACCTTCTGAACTCTTCAGCATAATGAAGATCGGCTTTTTCTTCGACATGAGTAATAATGGTTAGGTTTTTGTGATCCTTAACGACTAGGGCTTTTCTATAAGCCAAAAAGTCTTTAAGCAGGTAATTTTCTTTTTCTGAACCTTTGGGAAGTTTCTTCTTAAGACGGCTGATGTACTCTAGAATCACACAGCGACCATAGACTGCTTGGCTGGCCACAATTCCAATAAACCATAGAGTTGGTATTACTGAGACTTGCCATATACCTTTTGTTAGAAGGTAAGCGCCCAAGAATGCGAGTGGACCATAGACTACTTGACCAATCTTGTTGGTTGCTCTTAAGACTGTAATCAGTCGCCGAGTTCGAGTACCTTGCAGTTTTTCAAGAAGGTCTCTTCTGTGATTGAGGATGTCACCACAGTCCCGTCTTTCAGGTAAAGCTCTGAGGACTTCTTGCCGATTTCCACAATCGAGATGGCCCTCAGGTTCACTCCGTTGAGGACAAACGCCGTGGTTGGCACCAGACGTCGCTCCGCCTTTTGGGTAGAGGCTGGACCGGCCTTGCTCGTCTGGGTCGGAGGGACCGGAGGAAGACCCTCCTTCTTGTCGATCCAAGGGTGAGACTTTTCATTTCCAGCCACATTGGGCTTGACACCCATAAGCTTGGCCAAGAGTGGTGGCACATAGCCATGATTGGTGGCCACCTTAATCAAGGTATTTTCAATACCACTGGAGTTGGGTGAGCACAGCTTCTGTGAGGCTAGCTCAGCCACGATAGCTGACTTAGTCAACTTTGTAGCAAGCGCTTTCTCAACCCTATTCAGGGTCTGAATGGCTTGCTCTTTGTTTAGATCACTGAGTTTCATCAAGCTTCTTCTACTTTACTTGGTTTTGACTGTAAACAAGATTTTCTGCCCATCGTTGTGTTCGACGTGGCTCTGACATCCTTATTGGTGAACTCCCAAATCTCGCCAGATTCATCTAGAATGACCGTGAATAGCTTTTCAATCTCACAGCCATAATCTGTCACTAGCCACACGCGACCACGCCCCTTGGGCGTTTCCACTTGCAGCGACTGTTGGACTTCTAGAATGATCATTTGAAGTTTCCAATAACAAGGATGGGTTGTTCCAGTCCTTGATCACGAGCCTCATCCAAGTTGAAAGCCATGTCATTGATGGCGTCTTGGGCTGAGAAGACAATCGGCACACCGTGAACATTCAACGATGTGTTGATCAGTGCTGGATGCTGTGGGTACATTCCACGCAAGATGTTGGAGATCGGTTGAATGTTGTTGACTTCAATCAACTGAGGACGCCCAGAGTAACCGTACTTTCGGCCAAACTTTGGATAGGGATGCATAACACCCCGGAATCGGTTGACATCCACGGTGGTATGGTAATCCAAGGTAAGAATCATGTACTCAAGTGAACCAGCCACTCGACTGATGTCCTGATGGCTGAAAAACTCGTGGGCGTATTGCTTCAACATCACTGGCGCCATGGGCATGACAGTGTCACGGCCATTCAGTGAGTTGATTGTGGCCACATTCTTCTCTGTGGGCAGAGCCAATGTCGTTGTGTTGCACAGGGCCCTAGGACCAAATTCCATGGGTCCAGTCACTGTGTTCACAATTTTATTGAGTTTCAGCTGAGAAACCACAAAATCAACATAGCTCTGCTTGTTGTTGAAGTAGAAGTGACCCGGCTTGAACTCATGGCCATTGGCCACAAGAGTGTTTGGTATTGAGAGGTCTCTGTGTCCCCAAAGTAAACTGTCAAGACCAAGGACTGATCCCTCGTGATAACGCATCAAACCAATGGCTGCACCTTGATCACCAGCCAAAGGAGTGGCGCAGAACTCACCAGGAATTCTGGCCAAGATGTGGTTGTTCAGCTTAACGTTGTAGTGCAGACCACCAGTGACGATGATGTTGTCAATCGAGAATTCCTCGATCACATCAGTGTAGTAGGCTTCAATCACACTTTGGACGAAGTGGCCAATGATCTTACGCAAGTCACTCTTGCTAAAGCTTGCTTTGCTCTTGCCTGTGGTTGTCTCAATCACCACATCAAACTTGGCCCACAGGTCATTCTTAACTTGGATCAGTCGATCCACATTGATGTATGACTTATTGGTGCTTTGAGGACTTTGAGCTGAACGATACTTTGATGCCCAGGCCGATGCTTCATTTTGAAGATCAGCGATCTCCTTGTTAGTCAGGATATCATCCACCCAAGTCTCATATCCCAGGAATTTGTACTCATCCTGGTTTTCCTTCATGCCACAGTATGATGTAGCATATTGGTAAAGCAAGCCCAACGAGTTTTCGTAGCCATACACTCGATGGACCAACTGCATGCTCTCCTTCTTAGGAGTCCATTTGTAGACAGAGAAGACTTCCTCCTTGTTGCCAAAACCATCAGCCACGCAGATGTGGATGGGATCCAAAGGAAGGCTGTGCGCCTCAAAGAAAGCTCGTGCAGCCCAAGCATGGGCATCATGATGGGTGAACTGAGATGTTAAAGTCACCAGTTCCAGATTGCGTGAATCACAGATGGCCTTAACTTGGGATGGATCCCAGTGTTTGTCGCTGAAGCCATTGCGATGAAAGTCAAAATCGTCAAACCAGTGGGACACATAAAGGTAGCCCCTATCGTGTTCATGGCCTGACGTATTCTTGAAACATTCCTCGATCGAAAGCTTTGGAAATTGAGAGGAGCTCTTGACTCGATTAAGGCGCTCCTCTTCATAACCAGCAGTGATTCGCTGGTCATTATCAGTCAGGATTGCAGATGAATTGTGGCCCAGTGTAAGCAGAAGATTCATGACTTAAAAAATCTGAGATTGTCTTGTAAAAGGTTGGTCAGTTCAAACGTGCTTTTGGTAAATTTTGGATTTGGGTTAAAGAACTGTCTGAGTTCAATGAGGTGTGGCAGCTCTGCGAAACAAAACTTGGGCCAGTCAATCAATGTGACATGTTCGTGTGTGATCTTGTCTTTCTTAACATGGAGTGACCCAACATTGTGGCAATAAGTACCAAGTTTAAGGCCAAGAATTGTGGCCATAATCTCTTGAAGCATTGTGAAGAACACCACATCTGTGCGAAATCCAAAGTGCAATTCGTTGGAACGCATAGTGGTTATCAGGTGAAGTTGACCATCACGAGCCAAAAACTGAAGAGACGTTGTGCAGATATGGTCATTTGTAGATGACATGGCCACCTCCTTTCGGTTGAACATGATCACCGCTCTGCGTGTGTTAGGATCATCACGCAACAACTTGAAGCAGTTGTGGAATTGTGATTCAGCCCAAACATACTGACCGTAGTTTGAGTTAACATCACCTTTAGTGGCTCTCTGCCAGGCTTCTGGGTAGTATTCTTTCAGGGCCGTGTCTTGGTGTGTATAGGCATACCATGCCCACTGAAGTCCCATATAGGGGACAAAGCAGCCGTTGTCACTACGAACAGCGGCCACCCTCTGCTGAGGGTTGTTGATTACAATCCTAGCGTTAATGGCCTCCAAATATCCAGACACCTCGGAGCCTGACTCACTGAGGTGTCTGTTTAGTTGGGAGAATGCTTGTGGTACGTTGTCTACGACGAGGTTCATGCAATTTCTGACAAGGCTTCCTCGCAGGCACTGAGGATTTGGTCTTCTTCCTTGCGTACGTCTACCTTAGTCAACTTGGACAATCCTGTAAACAAACCAATGTTCAAAGTTTCAATGAGCTGGTGCTCAATGGTCTGAGTGACCATCAGATCATTCGGCCTCATGGGGTCTTTGATCGTGATGGGCAGTGGTTGCATCATGAACACGATGTCATACCTTTTCTTGGCCTTGGCTGTCTCAGTGACTGTCTTTACGAAGTTGACATACTCAACCTTTTGAGTCTCAGTGAGAGCCTTGATATCAATGTAGAAAGTCGTGTAGAAAAGTGAGTCTGCCAAACTTCTGTCCACTAGGATCAACTTGCCACTGCCATGCTGAGCTTCATCCTCAAGGCGAATCTTCTCCATCACTACCTTCTGCTGCAGTCTGAAGTAGTTTTGTGCCGAGTTTCTGACCACATCAATTGATGTGATCTTGTCTCTGATGCACTCACCCACAATGTGGACCCTGCTGCCAAACCGGTCCTTGATCTTGTGCATCAGTGTAGTCTTTCCAGCATTACAGGGACCTGAAAAGGCGAAAGTAACGTTCATACCTTTCAAGAACATGAACCGATGCATGTTCTTAGTGTCATGGCGATCAAGAGTAACATTCAGGATTTTCGGCCGACACGAGAAAAATTCTCCAAGAAGATTCGCTTGCTGTCTGGTGGTTTCTCCACACTGGACCACTTTCCAAAGGGTGAGATCACGATCTATCCATGGGATTCCAAGATGGACGATTGGGTGGTAAAGAACCAGGGACTTACGCCTAATGATTTCCTTGTTCAGGCCGTACAGCGTGTTGTTCCTCTTGGCCAATGCCCAGTCCAGAAACTGGTGTATAGTGATGTTCAAACCATTCTCTTGGTCTCACGGGCCATGAGAAACAACTCTGTCTATGCCCATCAGGCTAAGTGTACAGCCTGTGGCTTTGTACACCCAGAGGATATCATCCGTATCCCAGATGATATGGAGATGGTTGGTGCCAAGGCCGATGGATACATTGGCTATGATAATTTCACATTGCCTGATTGTAAGGACGAGGTTTCAATCCGACCTCTCACCGTGGGTGATGTTCAACGTCTGGACCAACGGACTGAGATTGAAAATGCGACTGTAAGGCGAGAGTCAGCCGAGCTGCTATGGGGCGTTGTTGCTGTTGGTGGTGGAAAGCCTGACTCGTTGGAGGAGGTTGATCGTTGGTACGGAGCTCTTTCTCCGGCTGATCAGCTTTACTTTAATCTCATGCGGCGTGAGCTGGACCCTCACTTGAGCACTGAGATCAAGTACTCATGCAATAGATGCAAGGTGGAGTTCAGCGTGCCGGTCCAGCTGGACTCCGAGTTTTTTCGTCAGAGAATCCGAAAGGGCCCTGTACGACAGGTGGCACCGGGTGTGGATGGTGGCAACTAATTGCCGAAACATGAATGTGGACCTTCTCCAGGTTCCAGATTATGCACTTGACTGGTTCATTGAGTGGCACAACGAGGCCAACAAGGAGCCAGCGCCATTCGATCCATCAATGCTGAACAATGAAATCTAGCCCCACAGACATTGACATAGTCATCGATGCTAGCAGCCTGTATGCTCGTGCATTTTTCGCTGCTCAACGCTCTGGAACTGATCCGGTGATTGCTGGAATACGATCATTCTTAGGGGTGATCAACCATACCAAGGCCACCAGAGCCATACTGTGTTGGGATGGCAAATCCAAGTCTGAGAAGGTTCGTGGTGAAAAGCCTGAGGGCTACGATGACCATCGGGCCAGTTTTCAAGATCACGTTGACTGGTTGTGGTCTTGTCCACAGATACGTTCAATGGAACATGAGGCTGATGACCTTGTGGCTTCTGTGGTCTACAGCGACTTGGTATCCCAGGAAATCTATGTGGTTTCTGGTGATAAAGACCTGCAGCAATTGATGGATTGTCGTAAGGATAGAGTTGTCGGTTACTACTGTCTTAACAAAAAGAAGCTTCTCACCACTGAGGAGGTCATTGAAAAGTGGACTATCAAAAGGCCATCACACATCTCCATAGCTTTGGCCATATTGGGTGATCCAGGTGATGGCATATCTGGTATCAAAGGTTGGGGACCAGCTAAGGTTGCCAAACTCTTCGAGTCTGTGCCACATGGTTCTTCCTTTGAGGAAGCTGTACTTGTTGTGGATGATCAGATTCCAGAGCCTCTTAAGCAAACATTCTACGACTGTCTTGAGGCCACCATACTCCATCAGGATGCAGTATTGGAGTCAGGTCCACAAAAACTAAATTGGCGTCACCCACATGAATTGAGTGACGCCAATCTCGGAGAAGTAAGAGAGCAGTATTCTAAGGGATACTATGATGCTGTGCCTGTGTCAGTTGATGACATTTAGTCTTGCTCATCCTCTAGGTGGGCCTTAAGCATTTGAAACCAACCATTCGGATCATCTTTGCTACTCTCAAGTTGTTCTATTACTTGCTCTATGATCTGGTTGTAGATATCCTCGTTATACTCGAGATAATCATCCAAACTGGTATCAAGATCGTTGAGTAGGGCCTCAATAGAATTACGGTCGGCTCGTAGGTGTGAGTTTAGCCGTTTTTCGGCCCACTTTTCCAACAGTTCATCTGCATCCATGTCATCACTGCCATAGTCCAGGGCAGTTCCACTCAACAACTTGCCAGTCAAACTGTCTGGCTTGATGTCAATCGTTTTGTCTGGTGATGGCGGTGGATTGGACGTCTTTGACTGACGAACTATTCCCAAGTTTTTGAGATAGTCATCAGGGCCTTCTTCGCCTAACAAAGCTGATATCAGCTTGGCTGCTTTTGTCTCAGTGTTCATAGAGACAAGAGTGGCAGAGGTCCATACTGAGCTCTGTTGAAGTAACGACTCACAGCAAAGTCAATGGTGGAACCACTGCTGGCTGAAGCCGTCAGTCTCACCATGGCCAAGCTGGAGTTGATCTTGTACGAGATGATTTGACTTCCACCTGCTGGAGTGAGTGTTCCACTCGTGGAAGCAATGTTGGCCCATGTGACACCATCAGATGACTCCTGGAACTGGTAGTCAATATTGTTGTCACCAACATTCTTCAGTGTTACGAAGAAGTTGATTGGGCTGGACTGAAGCACTCTCCACATCTCGAGTGTGGATGACGTGACTGTGTTGGTATCTTGAATGAAAGTATGCATGTTAGTCTTCTTGTAGTTTTCTTAAAAGTGACTGTATCTTTGTTTCAGGACAGCCTGAGCAGAGTTCATCAACTAGCTCTTGTCCACTCCGTGCACTTTCCCATTCCTCCTCAGACCTAAGCACACGGCCACGAAGATACTTACTAACTCTTGAGTAAAAGCTATAATCGCTGTCAATGTCATCTAAAAGGAATCGACTAAGTTTTTCCTTGACATTTTCCAACAGAGTTTGGACAACCTTTAGTGCGAGGCTCTCAGTACGAGTCTTCTTTTTAGCTGGCCGGGCAGTGGGCTTAAAACCATGATCAATGGCATTGAGAAGTCTCTTCTGCTTCTCAGCTTTGGCCTTGGTGGTATGCTTGGCCTTGGTTCCATGTGGAGTTGAAACCCTGTATTTTCCTTTGCCCACAGATTGAATTTTTACTGGCATAAAATCTCTTCGTGTTAACTACACGTTTAGAAGCGAAGGCGCCACACAAATGTGGGAGCCAAACTGGAGTCTTTGTTGTAGCCAAGGATAACCTTGCGGGCCAACAATGTGTTTCCACCCCCACCACTGGACCCAGTAAATAGTCCAAGCTCTGTGATAAGATAAGTGTTAGCTTCGCTGTAAGCCAGTGGAAGTTCAATGTCTACAATAAATGGGTAGGGGAACGAGGCCTTGGATATTGGCTTATACTGGCTGTCTGGGGTTCCACTGGAGTCTGAATCGTAGAAAGTCAGTGGTGATTCCAAGGCCACATCAGTAACCTTGGGAGGAGTAGTACCCGTTCCAATTCCAAACTGTGTGCAGACGTAGTTCACAATGGGACTACGAAAGCCAAAGGCATAGGCCATGGTCTGGCGACCTTCATCCGTGAATAGATTGTGGCCCAGAGGTATCTCGTGTTTCTGGATTCCCCAGCCAGATGGCTTCTTGGATAGTGGCTTGATGAGACCCTTGTCAACAGCCTCCTGTGTGGATATCTCTCGCCCATCAGGACGAGTCAACTTTGAAATGGTTACAAAACCCTGTGGTCTCATGGTCTTAAATACTTTTATGGATTGGACAGATTTTCAACCTGGCTTATAACACTCTTGATCTCCGTTACTTTGGCTTGAGCCCGTTCTGAAAGCACAGCAGATGTTGTGTTTAGAATGTTCTTGCCATACTCATCAACGATAGTAGCGTTCCTCTCGAGCGTGGCCGATATCTGACCAGCAGCTTGACACGCAGCTTGAGCACATTGCAGATACTGCAATACGCAAGCATAGTCCACGCCAGACTGTGCAATGAGTCGATCAAGTTGGTCTACAAGCCGTTGAAGCTGAAGAAATGGGTGAAGCCTCAGTTTGGCAATAAGTGCATTGTAAGCCTGATTCAGATCGGACTTTAGTCTCGCTAGTCCCTCTGCGGCTGAAGGAAGATCTAGAAATGGACAGGAGTTTCTAAGATTCTCGTAGCTTTGTACGTCAATCCTGTCAATTGGAACCAGCGCGTTAATGTCTGGAATCAGGGTACGAGGATCAGACGCTTGCTCTATAAGCTGGGCTAATCTCCTCAAACCATTGACTTTGTTGTTGAGAGTTCCCATCTTTGACACCATGCCACTTATGGCAGCATCAATAATTTCACATCCATTATAGTTTGCCATATTACTTCTTGCTCTTGTTGCACAGAGACAAAGCAATTGTGGCGGCTAGCGCATCAGCCGTTGTAAATGTTTCGTCTATGATTGTGACTGGTCCCAATTTCACTACGAGTCGTATGGCCGCTCTTGGAATAAGCGACAGCAGTTTTTCAATGATCTTCTGTAGCTGAGCTAGTGCAGCAGCAATTGCTCGTAAAGCTTCTGGAATGATAGGAACTTTAAGCAGTGGCAGCTTGGGTGGAAAGCCAATTGATATGGGTGGCAAAGCCACCGTGGGCAGTGGCAGAGATATGACAATTGTGATAGTGTTGGACGCTTTGTCCACCGACACTGAGGATCTCTGCCAATTGACTCCAACTGAGGGTAAGGTGGCCATGCTATTGAGCTATTGTGGTTGTGGAGCCTATCATTTGCGGGGTTAAAGGAACGATAGGCGTTCCAGTGGGCGATCCATCATTGCCATTCGAATGAGTATGAGAATTGAAGGCCGCTAGCATCAAGTCTGTCAGCACCACTGGCGTTCTAGCCATGGCACCCAAGGCTATGTTGCCACCATTGATCAGGATATTTTGAGCTGAGACTTGAATCCCTAGCTCACCAATTATTACTGAACTTTGGTCTGGTGTTGATACTGACACCGTGGTTGGTGTTAGACTGACATATGATCCACTGCCTGTGGATATGGCAATGTTTCCATTGCCATCAAACACAATTGTTGAACCAGCTGCGTCAGCCAGTGTTATGGTGCCGTCAATGATGGTGAATAGCGCAGCGCCCACAAAGAGTGAGTATCGTCCCACAATCTGGATCAGGTCCTCATCCAGTGAGATAGCCATGTCAGTGGCTTTTACTGAAAAGCCTTTCTGCGTCTCAAAGAAGATTTGATCAGCCGCACTAACTTGGAGTGAGCTGATAATAGCGTTGATCTCTTGAACGCTTATCTGAAGATCCTGGTTGGCTCTTATGATCAGTCCATCCACACCATCGTCCAAGAGTATGACGTTGCCCTTGGCTGTAACCAGAAGCACTGAAGTCTCGTTGATTTCAACTGTGTGACCATACTTGGTGAGGGCTGCTCTAAACGGCTTGCCATTCTTGTCGTATTGGTGAAGAGGAAACTTCTTGGCTTGAGGTCGACTCTGGGTGGCCCACTCCCACAGTGGTTTCTCAGGCTCACCGTCCAAGAATGTTACCCATACTTGGTCACCAATGTCTGGCAACCAATCTATGCCACCAGACTTTGAGGACCCACCAGCAGGCAAACCACGAGAAAGAGCCCATGGAAGTTGAGCAGTGGAAACCTGGCTTGAATTTCCATACGCAATGGGCACCCGAACCTTGAGCCTTCCAAGCTTCTCTGGGTCCTTATTGTCTTCAACCAATCCGGTGTAGACTCCTGGATATTGTGATTCCATTTACTTATAGTAGAATGCGTATAGCGTCCAAAAACATTTGGGGTTCAGCTTCCACACAGGGACTTGACCAACAGAGAGACGATCTCTGGTTTGTCGATTTCAAGGTGGTGGCTGACAGTTTGAACTTTACACTACCCAATTCGTGGCTGTACGTCAAGTCATTGAAGTTGCCAGATTTGGACATAAGTGCGGAGGCGTTCAAACGGGATTCACGCCCATACTACCTACCAGGGTATGACAAGCCTATGGATGCCGTAAGCATGACATTCTTCTATCCCATACCCCAGACAGGCCAAGTCTACCCTCCCATATACCATCTGCTCTACAAGTGGAGGGCCCGGGTAAGAGCTGGCCGTGGTGCTATGTCTGGTGAAGCCACTGAATACATCTCTGAAGCCAACAACTATGGAGCGTCATTGCCTTCTAGGTGGGACCTGCCTTGTAGGTTTCTGCGTGGCAACAGACCTCAAGAAACTTCCACGTCTTTCACTGACTCAGCCTTTGGCACATCACTGTCAACGGCATCCTCCCACATACTAAAAAATGCCTGGTTGAGCAACCTAGGCATTAGTGAACTCGACACGACTGGCACGGCCAAGGGCGTTGAGATTAGAGCGTCATTCTATTGTGAAGACGTTTTACTCTCTACACCTGATGGCGTAGTCTATGTGAATTAGCTTGGAATTGGGGTGTGACCCAGCTTAGTGGGATTAGTCGCCTTGGCTCTGTCCTCATCGGACTTGCGCAAGGTTTCTAGGATTCTTAGGCTGTCAGCCACAGATGGTCCAGAGGAACGAACCTTGTGGTTGGGTTTCTTCAATCCAGCCAGGCTCTCGGCAATTTGAATGTGATCGTTTACGTTCTTCACACAATATCTACACATGAATGGCCAGGCTCTGATATCTGAGGTTCATGCCATCTTCTCTGTGGTTCCCGACAGAACCACCCGGGATGAGTTGATCATTGTTTGTCCTGAACCAAACTGTGGAGACAAGACTGGCAATAGGTCCATCAACGTAAAGTCCGGCAAGACAAACTGTTGGAGATGCAATAAGGGTGGTGACTTTGTCAAATGGGCCAAGTCCCTTGGTTATTCCATTGAGGAGGGTGAGTCACAGTCCGTCAGCATTGATTCCCTGGCCGATCTATCAGACGAGATTGACCGGATAGACAGGACCTATGTGCCATCACTGGTGGATGTTAAACTTCCCAGGGGTTTCGTTGCCTTGCGAGATGAGCCAGATTCAGCCTACTACAAACTCATTGGCAAGATGGCCAAGAGGAAAAACCTATCAGTTGAGATTTTTGCTGATGCTGGTGTGGGATTCACTCGTGATTCTGAGCTCTGGGAACCCTTTGCTATATTTCCAGTCTACGAATGGGGTCGTGTGGTTTATTACCAGGGACGAACCTATGTGGATATTCCAGGTGAGTCCACCAAGAAGTTTCCATCTAAGAATGAGCTAAAGTTTGGTTCATCATGTTGGGTCTACAACTTGGATGAGGCCCGTGAGACACGTGCAAACACGGTGGTCGTCGTTGAATCTATCCTCAATGTAATGTCACTCAGAGAGGAATTCTATCGACGTGGCATAACTGGAGTGGTTCCAATTGCTGTCTTTAAGCATTCCATCTCATCCATGCAGGAGAGAAAGATCATGGCCATTAGATCCATTAAGGAGGTCTGTGTCATGTATGATGCTGATGCTACTCAGTCAGCATTCAAAGAGGCCAGAAAATTCATGAATCGTTGCCGGTTTTCTGTGGCACACATACCACAGAGCCCAGAAGGCAAGACACAGGATGCTAATGACAATGTTGAGTTCGCTGTGGATCAGTTTCTAAATCGCCAGTTCTATGACACAGCGGTCTCACAACTTGAGATTGAACTGCTTAAACTATGACCAAGATCAGACCAATTGGTGAACGCATTGCCGTCATCAACACAGAGGAAGCTTACGAGGGTAAGATTGCACTGCCAGAGAGCCGAACCAAAAACCATGTCCATGGCAAGTGCGTGGCTGTGGGTTCTGGCAAATATCCGGATGGAACCACAAAGGAGATCTATGCCAAGGTGGGTGAGGTCTACCTCTACCAGATCGATGGCGCACAGCAGGTTAATGCGTCCTTTAAGATTGACAACCAACTGGTGTTGTTGCTGCACCAGGCTGACATGATTTGTCGCCTCAACAGCAAAGTTGTCAGCTTTGACTCAATTGATATGATGGGTCACTGGCTTTTGGTGGAACCCTACTTTGAGAATAAGAGTGAGATCATTATTCCAGATACGGCCAAAGAAGCTCAGACTGAGCTGCACCATTTTAAGCTGGCCAAGAAGGGTCCTCAAGCTGAAATTGAGGCCAACGTTGGCGATGAGATCTTCCCAGCTCGTGGTCGTTTGACTCCTCTGAATATTGATGGCAAGGTGTATTGCTTCATCCAAGACAACTTCATCTACGGTCACCTTCAAGGTTGATTCAGACGCCTACACGAAAAAACGGCCTGCATTTCTGCAGGCCGTTTTGCTGTAGTGACAGTGGCTTAGTAGCCGCCACCACCGGACACGCCACCATAACCATCGGATGGAGGCGTGGTACCATTTGGAGCATCCGGAGGATTGCCCCAGTACTGGCCGATGACCGGATCGTTGAAGATCGGATCGTAGCCCCAACCGCGCTTGCCAGCGTTGACGATGTCGACCTGGGCGCCGCGCAGATCGCTCTTGTTGCGCAGCACAGTCGACACGTTGGCCGTGACTGACTTAGCATTGCCAGAGCTGTCCACACCGGAACCAAAGAAGCCGAACTTCTTGGCAAGGATGTTGTAGCTGAGGGTCTTTACACCCCGTGGCTTGACGGTGACCGCCGAACCCACGTTAGTGAAACCACTCGCAGTGAGCGTAGAAGCGACCTTAGCTTGGAAATACAGATCGTAATCTGAGGTGTTCTCGATGATAAGATCGAGATTTCCAAGGCGCTCGTTAGCGTACTGCAAGTAGCCATTGCACTTCGTGGCGTCCGTCCCGAAACTGACTTGACTGACTTGGTTCATGTTGTTTTTGGTTAGGGTTCACTCGAACCCGTTCAATTGTGCAGATTAAGTGTCGATGTTCGGAATGTAAACCTGCCCCGCAATTCAAGATCAATCGTATAACTCTAGTGAGACATTAGATCTTGGCCGAATGACAACAGATCTTCATCAGGTATGTCAATGCCCTTCTTAGCTGGTGGGTTGTTCTCCACGTAGGCCTTCATCAGACTGTGAACATCAAAGACTATCTCTCTGTGAACTGACTCCACATTAGGCTGATTGGGAGCTGATTCCACATAGTCATAGACTGGTATGGCTCTGTGCGAGAGTGGGTGGCCATAGAATCTTTGGGCCTCTTCAAAGGACTTTAGCTTAACTTCAAACCGGTCCTCAGACTCAGCTCGGACTGTAGCTTCAAACTGGTCAAGCGTTTGTCTGTGGTACTTGGGCATCACGGTATCCACCGGCTCAACTCGTCCGGTGTCCGTGTCCAAGACCATCACATACTTGGTCTCGTTAATTTCACCAAAGTCTTGTTGAAATGGTGAACCCACATAGAAATGCTTGGGCTTAAACTCTTGAAACTTATGAATGTGTCCCAGAAAGGCTGCATCAACCTTGGGTATGTCTTCATTGACAAGTCCGTCTTGCAGCGCCATGCCATGAGCCATAGCACCTTGGACTGAGAAGTGGCCCAGCAGAATTACCTTACGCTTACCTGCCACAGACCTAGCTGCTTTGATTGTCTCAGTGACAGTCTTCTTCAGCTCCTCCTCATTGTCAATGTAGGAGACACAGGCAAAAACGGCTGAGCAACCTGGAATATCAATCACTTCATGTGACTTAACCACAGTGAAGATGCCACTGTACATGACACCAGGATGAACTTCTGTGCTACGAAGCCACTGCTCATGGTTACCAATGAGCTTGATGTTGTGGCCTTGAAATTTTGAAAGTGGTGTTAGAACTGAATGTATTGTGGGAATTGGAATGGCCTGACGATCATCCGTGGTGTCTCCAAGGTCAATCAAACCCTGGCAATCCTTAGAAAGATAAGTCTCTCTAAGAAACTCCATGAAGGTATTGACACGCCACCTTTGCAGTGGCATGCTTGGGTCATTGAAGCATCTCTCATGGCCATCAGCAGCCTGGAGATCACCATAGATTAGGAATCGCATTAGAGCAGGTCCATAATAGCACTACGTATGACATCGTAGTTGTCCTTCAGGAATGGCCCTAGTGATGGGGCCCACTGGAGATCAAGAATCTTCTTTGACAACTCTGTGTAGTGCACTTTTATCATTTCTGGGTGTTTCTCTGGTTCGTTATTCACCATGGTGTCCAGCGTCTTAACTGGCATGACCATGGCAGTGATCACCCAGTGCCAGTTATCAACTGCCGCGATATTTTCGTAAACACCAACCATCTTGGCCTTTGAGTAATCTGCGTCAAGGTTAAGCTCCTCCTTGAGCTCAACTGCAAATTGTTGGGCCAAGGTAAAACCACATTCGTGCAAACCAGATGGCAATGACCAGCAGTTCTTAGCTGAGCGGACATTTGGTCCACGGTAGATCAAGGGGAAGTAACCCTCAGGGTCCACTGCGAAACCAGAGACTGTGACATTTGGAACTGGCACAGCCAGACCATCAGTCGTGCGCCATTTCCAATTAGCTTTGATAGGTTCAATCACAAACTCAAGAACTGTACTTAAGCCGTGACAATTGATCGAATTCTCCAATTTCTAGTTGAGGATCTTGACAGTGATCGTCTAGATGAGAAGGCCAAGGCCTACGTTGACCGTCTTCTCCTAAGACTGATGACTTCACCTGCCTTGATGTCATTTCTTGAGGCCACTCAGCTTTTGAAGGAGGGCAATGACTACATAGTCGAACTACTCTTCAGAAAAGTTCCTGAAGAGCAGGTTGATGTGATCAAGCAATTTATTGCTGAACCCAACACCTCTTTCTCTTTCGAGCAGAAGGGCCAGACTCACTTTGCTTTCAGAGTCAAGCTAGCTCCAAAGGATCTTGATGACTCGAGTGATTCCGAGCAGGGTCCAACAACTGGTGTTGCGGCGTGACGTAGATCAGACGCCCCATGAGGAAGTCCTTGACAATCTTACGGCACATGTGGCCACGTGACTTCACGCTGGTGATTGACAAGCCTTCACGAACCTCATCCAGGCGGCGACCATCGTCTTTCTCGAGTCTGAACGCAATGATTGCTTCTTTACCCGGCCGCTTAGTCTTGACTTTACCTTGTTCTGTCATGGTTAAGAGAACATACTCTACCCTAGTTTACAAGAAAATATGAAATTTAGCACCATAGGAGCAGAGCTGCTGAGAAGGATGGGCTTCATCGGTTCTGGTGACCCTGTCAGCTCGATTATTCCTCGTGCGAATACTCCGTCAGCGAACCAAGAGCTGACAGACGACTTCATTGATGCCAGTCGAGTAGCCAATCCAGACACCTGGATGAAGTACGCGACTATCATGAAGCGTCCTTCATCCATGGATCAGGTCCTTGATCTATGGGAGGAAATGGGCACCTGGGACTTGATGGCCGCAGCCTTGACTGAGCTTGTTGAGGAAGCCACCCAGAGAGATCCTATCAATCCTGGCACACTCTGGTTTGAGTGTAATGACGCCCAGTTTGAGGATGATCTCAATGAGATGCTTGACCTGATTGGCGTTGAGGACATTCTCAACTCTCAAGTTTGGTACCTTGCTGCTCTTGGAAATCACTACGAAAAGATTGAGTATGCCCAAGGTGAAGGTGTGTTGGGTCTGCACTTCATCCACCCTAAGAATGTGCGTCGCTACTGGCTTGAAAAGAATCGCCAGTGCATTGGTTTTAAGTGGGCAGACAGAAAGCCACGAGCCAGTGATATCTTCGTGGCTGCGGATGGCGTGACTGAGATTCCTCGTGCAGCCATTGCTGCCACTCAAGGACGTGCCGAAGATCTTTGGTACCCATGGGACATCATGCACATGCGTCGTATGTTTCGCATGCGTACGTCTGAGTATGGCGAAGCCATCTATGACGAGGCTCAAGGAATCTACAAGAAATTGCGCATGGCTGTGGACCAGATGGTCGTACATCGTGCTCAGGTTCAGCCAGATCGCTATGTAATCAACATCGACGTACAGGAACAAGCTCCGGCGGACCAGATGCGTACGGTTCAGCGGTGGAAGCAGATGCTTCGTTCCAAGCAATCATTTGGTGTGGGTGCCACTGATAGCATGGCTGCTCCCACGGATTTTAAGAGCTTCTACAACCCATGGGCCTTGGACTCAGTCCTCTGGGTGGCCATGCCCAAAGGTTTTCAGCACACCATCACTAAGCTGGCTGGAACAGCCAATGTTCCAGACGTCTATGACATTGAGTTGCTGACTGACCTCTTCTACTCCATCCTTGGTATGCCCAAGAGTTGGTTTGGCATTGGTGAGTCTGGCGGACAAAATGCACCATCAGGCAAGTCTCTTTTGGCCCAAGACATTCGGTTCCTTCGTAAGGTCCGTTCAATTCGTAAGCCAATCCTTTCCCAATACACGTGGCTTGGTAATTTCCATGCCATCTTGAAGGGCAAGACCAACCTTGATTCACTGAACATCCAGGCCAAGATGGCTGACATTGGTGGCTTGGAAGATCAGATGAAGTTGGAGTTGCTATCCACCCAAGCTGACATTCTTGGAAAATTGGCTGACGTGATGACAGCTTACAACCTGCCAAAGGAAGCTTGGGTGGAGCTGATCTTCAAGCGGTATCTTAGACTGCCAGACAATGTGGTCAACGTCTTCATGACGGCTCTTCCTGCACCTTCTGAGGCTCCTGCTTTTGAGGCCAAGACCAATCCTGACAACCTGAAGAGAATCTTCGAAACCATTCGTTCTCGTCTTGACCCTGAAAAGGATAAGATTATGATGAGGATCAAAGCTGCTGTGGAGTCTTCCACCATTGATAATCACCACAAGAAAAAATACCGCAAGCCATCTGACGTACTGTCCGTCCCACGAATCAAGAAGGACGATGGCATTATCGTTGGTGATAGTGCTCGTATGGTCGCTGGCAATAACTTCGAAGTGGATCAATCAGCTTTGAACTCAAAGAGACCTTTGACTGAGAATCAACAGAGGTCACGTCCAACTGCTCTGACCATTAAGGAATCTTTGGAAAATCCACAGCCTCAAGAAAAATCTCAAGGTCCTGCTCCTGTGTTTGAGTCCAAAGATGAGGCGTCTAATTCGGCTTGGCGTAAGTATTCACGACTGCATAAATGACCACGTCCACCGTCCATACTCTAAAGGGTCAAACTGTAACTGTCTCCGTCACTCTGACTGAGACCAACCCTGCCCTTACGTATGTGGCTGGACTTATCGACTGGGGTGATGGAACTATTACGTCAATCCCAAGGTCTCTTAAGGTCAACAATGAGTTCACTGAGACATACACACATACATATGTCAACAAGGGATTCTATGTCATCAAGACTCTTGGCCAAAACTTCAAGTCACCTCTGCCAGAGACTGACCTAAACATCATCTACTTGGATGTTGGTTCAGCTGCAGTCATAACAGTCAACAGGGGATTTATTCGTGGACCCATCCTTCCTGACAATGCGTCAGTGGGTGACTGGGTACTGAATGGTGGTTCAGATATCCAAGTTATAGCATCAGACCTAAAAAATCTCCTGCTCACTCAGAAAGGTGAGCGCTTGATGAACCCTGATTTTGGTACTCAAATACACACATTGGTTTTTGAGCCGGACACATCGGTGCTTGAGGCCCAAGTTCAGCAGGAAGTAACTCAGGCTATTTCGAAATTTGAACCCAGAGTTAACATCATTTCAATCGCTACAGAGAGACTGCCGAATCAGCGACAATTGAACGTTAACATCCAAGTTCAAGCTCTTAACCAGTTTCTTAGTCTTGGGATAAATTACACATGACCAAACAGAAGTCAATTACCAAGTCTAAGATAATTCGTCGGTTCATGACTGACTGTGAATTGTCCTACGTTGATGCCAACAAGGTTCACGACTGTTTGGTAAGCATTGTTGAGGAGGCTGTGGTCAATCTCAACAAGGTGAGTCTGGGCCATGTGGGTTCAATTACACCCAAGATAATTAAGGGTAAGTCAGTATCAATGAATTTTAAGCGGTCCAAGAAAGGAGTAGAGAAAGTACAACGATACTTTTTCTTGGACGAAAGAGTGAGATTTCACCTAAAGCTCTATAAGTCATTCGCTGACAGAGTTGAATACAATTACAACCCATGATTACTCCACTGATACTGCCTAAAGCTGGCGGTCTAAATTATGCCAACGGTGATGTAAGACATCTTACGGCCACTGACGCTAATTCGGCTGCGACAATCTCGTTTGCCACTCGTAACCTGGCAGAGCGTGATAATGTCCTTGCGGCCGTTATCAACCAGATCATTTCAGAAGTCAACAACAAGGAACAGATCATTGACCTGCCTGTTCCACGCATATCCCTGGGTGCCTCTCAGTCAGCCACAATTCTAAACTACCGCATACCATCTGGCTTTGAGGCCAGAATACTCAATGTGGTTGTGGCATCCACACCATCAAATACCGTCAGACTGGAGGTGCTGTGGTCATCCACATATGGTTCAACCACTGGCACATCAATCACGTCGACACTCTCAGAGGTCAGTGGTCAAACAACATTCTATGGTGAGGGTGAGTTTGTCCTCAAGGTGACCAACATCAGCAGCTCGTCAGCTGCTGTTTGTGGTGATGTTCAGATCACCATGAGACCAGTGGCCGAGGTTCAAGGATCACTGCTTGTTCCCACTGTTGGATCGTCTGGCGGCTCTGGTTCCGGTGAGTCTGGCTACTCTGGCACTTCTGGTTTCAGTGGTGTCAGTGGAACTAGAGGAGCCTCTGGCTTTAGTGGTTTCAGTGGCCCAGTGGGTGGAAATGCCTACTCAACCACTTCAGCCTTGTTTGTAATGCCGTCACCTTTAGCCAATGTGACAGTAACCGTTGATACCACAGCTTGGATAGCTGTTGGTCAAGTGGTATACGTTGAAACAGCCGGTTACTTCACAGTCTACAGCATTGGTGGTGCTACATCTGTAGTTCTGACTAATACTGGATACGCTGGAAATGCCGCCGCTGCAACTAACATTGCAAGCGGTCAGCAAATCGCTCCAGCTGGCATCAGTGGCGCTGCGGGTGCCTCAGCAAGTTCAAATACCATCACTACTGGCACTGTAAATATTGGGGCCAACTATTCAGGCACCACAACGTCTGCGTCAGGAAGTTATGCCGCACTAGTCAATGGTGCTAGCACTCTGACTGTGGCCACAACGACGATAACCATTGGTGCCAATACGTTTATGATAGCCCAAGGTCAATTTAGAGTGATGATGAGAAGTGGCGATTTGGTGCTGACTCTGCCATCTCCATTTACAACTTCAAACACATTCTTTGCTGTGACAGTGGACGACGTCCTCCAGTCCAGTGGACAAACTTACAAGGTGATTGCAGGATCACCTTTTTCAAATATCACCATTACGCTGCCATCAGGCTATACCTCTGATGCACGCGTCAGTATCTCATACATTGGTGTTGTCGTGGCCTAGTTCCTTGCGAACATAGGCATCAGGACAATCAGGCCAATACTTCTTGAAGCACTCTTTTATCAGAGCTCTATAGGTCTGGAATCTATGAGTCATTGTCATGCTTTCATTAAGCATAGCAATGACTTTTTCTTTTAGCCCAGAAAAATCAGCTGATTGGTTCAGCATTCTTTGAACCAACTCTTTTCCAAGTTTGCCACGGTAGATGGCTGTCTCCTCTGGATTGTGGGTGTAAGACCACACCTTGAAGCGGAATAGCCTGTTCAATTCAAGTGGCGTCCACGGATGGTCTAGGGCTGACACAACCCAAGATCCAGTTTGGTCCTCTAATATGCAAGTGCATTCCCCTGAGTAACGTATTCCACCACCAATGGCTGTGTTATCAATTTTCAGCCTTATTTTACCCAGGGTGATGGCGTCTGTAGTGTCTCCAGAAAGGAATGATAGTACCAATGCGGCAGTCTGTGTGGTAGATTGTGAGTAGTTTGGAGTGGCATACTGCACATTGCCTGAAGTCAATGACGTGCTGCCTGATGTACCATCAGCATTTGTGTAAGTGAATGTGGCTTGGTACGCTTGAAATGTATGACCACCCGAAGGAAATGAAGAATACTGATTACCACCTGAATACAGGAAGGCAAAATTCATGTCAGTCCAACCAGTGCTAAGATACACTTGCCAAGTTACTACCGTGGATTGAGTGGCTGTGAACTGGCATGATACACCCACATTGGGTTGTGGCTGACCCTCTGGAGCCAAACTAAAGGCTTGAGTTTGTAGCTGTACACCTATTACTGGAACTCGTGGAACGCCATATGGTGATAGACTAGCTGGTATCTTGTAGATGACACCGTTCTGACGCACTTGCAGAGTTACTGTACCCACTTTATTTCCATAGCGTGAGTTGGGCGAGTCATCAAACAGAGTGGGTGAGTTGTCATAGACAGACTCATTCACTACAGTAACATTCAAGTGAGATATGTCAATGGTCAGAGCCTCGTGGTTCTTGACATTCTCAATGAGCTTGTCAATACTAGCACTAAGACTAGCTGTGGCTTTTTCTGTTACTAGTGTTGAAGAGTTCATGGGATTATCTGTGATGGCACGTAGTACAGCACGCCGTTAACCTTTACGATGCTGACTCTTCCATTGGAGCCAGGCCAATTTTGACCCGCACTATCTTTGTATGCCACACCTGGATTAGTGATCACGTGGCCTAAGTGGGTTTGACCGTGAGTTTTCTCAGCGTGGGCCTCTATCAAAGACTTGATTTGATTTATCCTCTCCTCTTGAGTTAAAGTCTCAAAAGAGGTTATGATATTGGAATTCATGGTGTGTAGGTGACTGTAATCGACCCAGATGAGGAAACAATGCTGACTCTAAACCTATACGTGACTGAATTGACCACCACTGAATAGGTGGCATCAATGTCTCCGTAGGGTTGTATCCTCAGTTGAGTAATAATCGCAGTCTTTACATCTTCAGCCAGGCTGCTGTTCTCCACACTCAGTATTATGTATGCCAAACCGGCATTTAACTCATCTTGGTTTGTAAAGAGTACACCGTTGAAATTAAAGAGATTAGATGAAGTGGTGTATGTATCAAACTGCTGTAGACCCGTTGGGACCAGAGTTTCATACTGAATGCCCACTGGCAAAGCAAAAAGCAAACCTGTCACAACTCCATCCTGCTGGTTGACAATTCTTATTGAATGAGACCCAGCTGTTAGGAAGACTGTTTTTGTGGTGGACACCACTCCATTCTGAGTGTGTGGCCCAATATCATGTTCCCATCCACCCCACCCATCAGCCCAAGAGTTGTCCACAACAAGGTTGCCATCGATAAACAACCAGGATGCATCATCTGAGTAGAGGCTCAGTGTATAGTTCTGAGCCACATCCACAACTATGTTTCCAGTTATTTCAGCTATGTAAGGACCTCCAAAATTAAAATTTGGAAAGTTAACCTCAGACGCCACAAATTGCTGAATCAAACTGACGAATGTGGCCGCAGGATTTATGTGATAACCTGGGCCATCACCACCTGATCTATTACCACCAGGTTGTCCACCACTGGAGATATGGTAATAGATCCGTCCAGGTATTGGCTTGCTAAACAAGTACTGGTTATCATACAGGTTGTAGATTTTAACCAGCAAGTCAGATTTTGTGGGAATTGACTGCGGATTTTGAGCTATGGGCAGATACACTTTTTGTGGCGTACCTGTGTTAGCCTGAGCACCACCCAAAACAAGACTGAGTGGGCTCAGGCTATTACCACCAGAATCAGTGAACAGGTACTGCACGACACCCTCAGAATCATGCGCATTGATACCCTTTGCGGCATGACGGGCCAATGTGTTGTTCAACGCATTAACCTTGATCAAGGCCGATGAGGCCTGAGAATCTGTCAGCAGTGGTGTGTTCATTATCTAGTAGGCGGCTCAGGTAGCTCTTCTTCCTCTTCAGCGGCTACACCAAGTCTATCAGCCAAAGTTTCTTCATCACTGGCCACTTCACGTTCGGCACCAGCGATCTCTTCCTCCTCTTGGCCCGGGGCGGGTTCCAGCAACATTGGGCTAAGGGCGTCATCAGCTTTATCCTTGGCCATGTTGGGGTTGTCTGAGATGCCTTCCTTCTTGTCGCCTTCTTCACCAGGTTCAGGCATCTTGTCCAGGTACCAGTTGAATCCTTCAAGCATTTCATCAGCCTCTGGGCCCATACCTGGGCTCTTGTTGAGGGCGTTGCGAAGGACGAGGATTTCGCCGTAGGTTAGCTCGGCGCTGTAGGTGTTAAATTGTCCAGCTTGTTTCTTAAGCTTCATACGTCATTAACTACAGTTCTTGTCCTTGTGAAAGAATTCCTAGCAAAGATTAGGGACAGGGACTTTAGTTTAGAAGACCCTGGGCTATTGAAACAGCTTTTCAAGCATAAACGGTTTCTCCGGATTGAAGGAACTGCTAGTGAAATACTGCATCCAAGTGATATTGACAACACTAATCAGCTTAAGGATGTTCGCCTGTCCAGTCGTGGGTACAAGCTGGTTGGTCGTAGAAAGCTCTTCCAATGAACATTGTAACGTTCCACAAGCACGTTGAACTGCATTTCAACAAGAGTTCTGGCCAGTCTGTATTCAAAGGCCTGCCGGGCAACAACTATATCTTTGGGCGAGCTCAGCTTGTAAAGTTGGCTGGTAGCCAAGAGTTTCAAGCATCAGTCCTCAAGCAATCTTTGCTGGAACCCAGACTGGCCAATTTCGTTGCTAGACAGGGAGAGGGTGGTTCAGTGCTGGTCTACAATGGCTGTGGAGGCTATGGTGACCAAATAATGACTTGGCCTCTTACTTTGATCCTCCACAACATGGGGTACAAAGTACACGTACTTGTTGATCCTGGCAATGCAGAGTGTTGGTCCAATTTTCCGTGGGTAAGTTCAGTCAACATTCTTCCCATGGACTTGTCAGTCTTCAACCTTTTCGATCATCACTTGATGTTTGAAGTGGTGTCAAACTTGGACGAACATCACCCTCAGTTGCATCCATTGGACTCCATGCTCTTCAAGATTGGAATCAACCCTGAGAAGATTGACCCAGCCATAAAGTCTGTGGCTCCTAGATTTACAGTTGATGAGCAACTGATGACGGACAAGATTGTTGGAAATAGGTCCATAGGCATCTATCAGTTGTCTGCAGCTTCACGTGTTAGATCTTTGACGCCTGATGAGTCAGTAAGTCTTCTACACCACATAGCCAAGTCATTTCCAAACATTACTTGGTATGCTGTGTATGATGGCATTGGCCACACCCACGTCTTCAATGACATGCTCAAGGAACATCCCATCAATGTGGTTCCCTACATCTCTCCAAATTTAAGAGTCCTTTGGTCAATGATCGGCCGTGCTAGAGTTTGTGTGGCACCGGATAGCATGGTAGCACACATTGCTGGTTCACAGTCCATACCCTGCGTTGGACTGTGGGGACCTGTCGACCCAATGACACGGGTGTCTTATTACAGAAACCACATTGCCATATTCAAGAGGGACGCCTGTCACATGGCACCATGTCATGCCTATACCACATCTTTTCCGAAATACTGTCCTACTGGTCAGATGCCACAATGTGCAGTCTTGTCCGCAATTTCTTTCAATGAAGTTGTTGAAAAAATAATGTGTACACTGATGCCAAATAACTTAAAGGAGTAGCACGCGGGGTAGATATGTCAAGCATAGATGTAAACTATTTGAGGGAAGGCAACCCCGGAGTATTTGATGAAGTAGTCACCAGAAATGGCTATGACATCCAGAAGGACTGTTTCAAGGGACAGATGGTGTTAGATCTAGGTGCCCATATTGGAACTTTTGCCTACATGGCTCGTGTTGTTGGAAACGCAGACATCATTGTCTGTGTTGAACCAAATCCAAAGAATGTTGAACGTTTGGAACATTCCTTCGGCAACCACATCAGTTTTGTGATTGACCACAGAGCCATAAGTCATGACT